AACCTGAAAATAGTAAAGCAGCAAATCCTAAAGATATTTTTGATAATCCAGGTGAAGCAATGAATAGGTCTAAAGAACTTTCTTGCGAGATAGGTGTTCATACACATGAAGTAAATGGCAAAACAGTTTTTATGCCTTGCAAAACACATGATGAATATGAAGAAGCTATAAAACCTAAAAAATCTGAAAAGCCTAAAAAAGATAGAACTAACTTTCCAAGTCCAGGTGATGACAAACTAGTAAGAATTTCAAACTCTAAATACAAAATGTTTCCTTATGGTTATGCAAAAGACTTAAAAGAAAATTGGCCAGAGATATGGAGACTTGCTGGTACTGGCGGTAATCCTCCAACATCATTTACTGGTAATGATGCTTTCGCTAGATGGACTAAATATCAAGCAGGAGACAGAAGTGAATCTGTTCTTAACTGGGTTAGAAGAAGAGAAAGATTTATGGGTAGACATCAAGGTAACACAAGATTAAACGGAACAATTGCAAATATTAAATGGGGCGGTGTTTCAAATATTGGTGTTCCTGCCATGAAGAAAATTATTAATGAAAGAAAAAAACTTGTTAGACAAAGAAGAAAAGCTGCTGAAGAATTAGCAGATGAAATATTTGCAGAACAACTTACTGAAACAAAAGCAGTATCTGCAAGAGTTAGAAAATCATTACAGAAAAAAGTCAAAGACCATAATGCTAAAAATCCTAAGTACAGAGCAAACCTTAGAACATTAACAGCTGTCTTTAGAAGAGGTGTCGGTGCATATAGAACTTCACCAGGTTCAGTTAGAGGTAACGTTACATCAGCTGACCAGTGGGGATTGGGCCGGGTGAACGGGTTCCTTCATGCATTAAGAACTGGTAGATTTAAGAGAAAACCTTATGACCAAGATTTGTTACCTAGCAATCATCCTTTGAGTTCTAAAAAATCTGGCGACATAGAAGAGAAAGCAAAGAGTGTCCGTGTCGGACAGTCAGTAAGCTGGTCTATAAATAAAGACCCTCAACCGCCATCAACAGTTCATGGTATTGTAGTTTCTGTTAACAGTGAAAAGAAAGAAGCAACAATGCAAGTTTGGGCAATCATGGAAGATGGTAGTCATAAGAAAACTGATAGAAGAGTAACTATGCCCATTTCAAAACTACAAGTTATTAAGCCTATTAAATAACACACTTTTTTAAAACATCTGTAATAATTCTTAATATAGCGTACCTAAAAACTGTTAACAGGAGATATAGGTAACATGTCTGAAAAAGAAGTTAAAAACATAGACCTCGAGTTAAAAGAAGACACCGAGGGAAAAGTTTCTGCTGTCTTTTCTGTATTTAATTCACTCGATTCTGATGGAGACATCGTACTCCCCGGGTCGATAAAATCAGGTTTCAAATCTGGTTCTGTACCTATGGTATGGGCTCACAAATGGGACATGCCAATTGGTAAAGGTTCAATTGATAGTGATGGAGATAAAGCCACATTCAATGGTGAATTTTTCATGGATACAGAATCTGGCAAAGAAGCTTACAAAATAGTTAAGAACATGGCTGATATGCAACAATGGTCATTCGGCTATAGAGTTAACGACGCTGAACGAGGAAAAATTGGTGAAGGCGATGAAGAAAAAGATGCAAGGTTTTTAAAAGACCTTACTGTCTTTGAAGTTTCACCTGTTCTTGTAGGCGCTAATCAAGATACCTACACAATGGCAATCAAATCAAACGAAGAATTGTTAAAAGAAATAGTAGGTACTGATGAAGAAAAAGCTGTACTTGGTTCATCTTCATTTGGTAAAGAGCCAGTATCTGAAACATTAGAAGAAGAAGATGCTGTCAATCCTGCCGTTGAAGTTGAAGAAGTAGATAAAGAAAAGTCAGTAACTGTTCAAGAGTTATTGGAAAATCCTACAGTTTACTTAAAGGAACTCTACAAGCTTAAAGAAGCTCAGTTAGAGACACAAGAAGAGATTTCAGAAGATGCCCCTAAAGCATTTTCGGAACAAGTCAAAGATGTGCTTGCCGCATTAAACGACTTGATGGTACGAGCTACCGCCATAGCGATGTTGCGTGCCAAAGATGGAAGGAAGTTAGGCGAGAAAGCCACTGAAGCACTACGTGCAGTTCAAGAAGACTTACAAGATGCATGGGTCGAATTAGACCAATTCATCGACAATGTAGGTGAAAACACTGTAGTGGTTGAAGATAACGTTGACGTAGAAGAAGAACTACCAGCTGAAGAAGTTGAAGACGTGCCAGCAGAAGAACCTGCTGAAGAAGTCGAGGTTCAAACAAACCCAGAGGTTGAACCAGTCGAAGCTGAAGATAACACTGAATCCGTTGACGAAGAGGCCGAAGCCTTATGGTTAGAATCTCAACAAAATATTGCTGATTCATTGGATGCTGAATTAGAAGTAGAAGATAATATATCAGGAGAATAACCAAAATGAGTGAAGTAGCAAAGCTCAAAGAGCAAATTGCAAAATCTCGTGAAGACTTAAAAGCTGCTTTTGATTCACAAGAAGACGGTAAGTACACAGCTGAAGCCAAAGAGAAAATCAAAGGCTACAACGAAGAACTTGCTGGACTTGTTGATGATTTAAAAATCGAAGAAGCTAAAGTTAAAAACGAGAAAGCTTTAGAGGTTGAAAATGAGCCTGTAAATTCTATACCTAATCCAATGCCAGAGCAAAAAGGTCCACAATCAATTGGGGAACAATTTGCTAATACAGATGCTTATAAAGCATATGTTGAAAATGGCGTTAAAGGTGTAGATTCACGTGCTGAATTTAAAACAACTTTAAACACAACTGGTTATCCACCAGAGAGCTTAAGAGCTCCTGGAATCCTAGAGACCGCTCTTCGTAATCCAGACAGCGTTATTGGATTGTTTGACCAAATTCAAACTAACCAAAATGCATATGTCTACCTCGAAGAGACAACATTCACCAACAATGCTGGTGCAGTTGCTGAATCTACTGACATTAGTTCTGCTAATGAAGGTGCTTTAGCATTTACAGAAAGAACAGAATCTATCAGAAAGATGGCTACTTTCTTACCTGTAACTGACGAATTGTTAGCTGATGTTGCTGGTATTCAAGGATATGTCAACTCACGTTTATCAACAATGATGAAGTTGAACTTGGATAATCAACTTATTAACGGTGACGGAAGTGCTCCTAACTTAACTGGTGTGTTAAACAAATCAGGTATTAATACCTTTGCATTTGGTTCATACTCAGGTGAGTTAAGAAAAATCGGTCAAATCTATCAAGCTATAACAGAAATCAGAAAAGACGCATTTGTCGAGCCTGATTCAATTGTTATGCACCCATCTGACTGGTACGACATTGTTACAACTGTTAGCTCAGTTGAGACAAGTGGTTCTAGAAACCCATTATTTGTCGTTGCAGGCGGATTCGGTACAGACGTAACTCCAAAGATTTGGGGTCTAAATGTTGTACCTTCAACAGTTATTGCTGAAGGAACAATGCTTGTTGGTAAATTTGGCGGTGGTGACGCAGCTCAAGTAATTATGAGAGAAGGCGTTGACCTAGCTGTTTCCGACAGCCACAGCGATTTCTTTGCAAAGAATCAATTGGCAATCAGATTGACAATGAGATTAGGATTTGCAATTTATCGTCCAACTGCATTCTGTACTATTACAGGAATGTAATTGAATATTTGGTTTTTAAGGGCGAATTTGTATTCGCCCTTTAGCCAAGAGGAGAATTATGAAGTACGTAAACAAAGATGATGCAAAAGACCAACTACAGAGATTTGGATTTATTGTAAGAGACGAAGAGTTTTTTAAAAAGTCTGAAGAAATATTAAAAGAATATATTATACCTAAACCAAAGAAGGCAAAAAAAGTTTCTGATGAGGAGAAGGAAGTAGAAGATGCCGAGGGGTAGACCTAAATCATACCGTATGGGTGGTAGGGTTAGACCAAAAAAAAGTATTAGACGACGACCTAGGAGAAGAAGATAAATCATGGGCTACGGCAAAATGAATTACGGCAAACCTAAAAAGAAAAAACCTAAAAAGCGTAAGCGATAGGTTAGGATAGATTATTATGTATACAATACCAGAACAAAACATTTACAAATTACCTGACGGTAAGATTTGGAAAGGTGTTCCAGCTGATTTACCAACAAGTAACGCAGACTTGATTGCTAAAGCAGGACATGAATACCCTACTGCCTGGTTAAAAGAGCAAGGTGCATTAAAAGCTCCTGCTAAAAAAGCTCCTGCTAAAAAAGCAGAGCCAGCAAAAGCTAAAGCTCAAGAACCAGTAGAAAACAAAGCTGCCAAAGTAGAGAAAGAAGACAAGTAAACAGGAGGTCTAAATAATGGCTTTCTGTACAGCTGCAGATGTCGAAACATTTGCACAGATAGACTTCAACTCAGCATTAGAGACAGTCCTCACTAATGAGATAATTCCTATTGTAGAAGATGTCATACGTGATTATTTAGGATATGATGTTGATTACGCTACACATACTGAAACTATGTCTGGTAATCAAACCAGAGAATTATTTTTAGAACAAAGACCTGTTATTGCTGTTACATCTGTAACTGAAGACGATTCAACATTAGAATACGGTAATCAAAAAGATTTTTTATGGTATGAAAATGGTCGTATTAGAAGAATAGGTACTAGATGGTCTTTTGCACATCCTGACAATATAGTT